CTTGCCTTTGCTGGAGATCGACAGCTTCGGTTGCGAAGCGGCCGTCGTGCCCTTGGTTTTACCCAGGTACACAGCCGGGAGGTTACCCCCGGCGGGCTGAACGTTGGTGAAGATGGTGTCGGCGTTAGCGCCGTCCTTGATCGTGATGTTTGATGCTGTAGGCATACTATTTCCTAAATTGAACAGGGATTGAAAAGTTTGAAAGTTGTTGAAGGAGCACGGACGAAAGGCTTAATACCCTCGTCAGGTTCCCAGTCGGCGGCGTCAGTCTGAGTCGCGGATTTCCACTCCACCCTTTCGAGCGTGAGGAGTCCGTAATCTGACAGTCACCTTTAAAGCGCGTGAGCACACCAAGTGTGTTCCGATACTCGCCGACTCTCAACAAATTCAAGATTGTATACGTACCAGCCAGTCGTGTATTCATTGGAACGGTAACCCCGGTTTCCCAGGTCAAACTCTTTAAGAAAGTCTGAAAGTTACCAAACCAACCTAATACCCAACTGAAAGGTATCGCATCCCAGGCTACTTCGGCAAGGTTGACAAGACCGAGCCTGTTAGCCAAGTACGCGTTGGGGTTAAGGACCGTCATGGTCCCAGATGCCCCTCCTCGGACGCGTGCCTCGTACGTCGTCTGATTCCAAGTGCCGTCCGCCCCGTTGGTTCTGAAAACCTTCCGGTCGTATACCTTGGATCTACCCCATAGCTTCACAGCTTGGGGCTCTGGATCAGACAAGACTTTGCTGACTGCTGATAAATCGGCCACTATAGCCGACCAGCCAAACCAGAACTCTAACCAGAGGTCACCAGGAGTTTTAATCCGATTCCGCCAGTCATAGACGCTTCGCTTATAAAGGCGCCGCATGTCTGAACTGTTGGATGGGTGATTTAAGCTACGCGCAAGAGCCTTGAGGGCCCTCTTGCGTCGCAAATAATCACCGGTGACAAGAAGTAAGCTAGCGCCAGGAAGGCGTTTTGCGAAGTTCACGAGAGTTCCAAATCTTTTGCTAGCCATGCCCAGCGTCTGATCCCACTGCGCGATCCCAATACCTATAGAGGCTGAGCCGTTGTTGAACATTTCCGAACGGAAATCACCAACGGCAAACTCAATTGCTTTCGCAATTGGCCCTTTTTGGCACCAGGTCCACGCCGCAGAATCGTTGACGGGCATGATAACACCACCGTGATCGTACCGGGCGAGACTACGGCCTTCCCGCTTTGTATAAAAGTTATTACCCACGTATGGCTTCACCTCCACATATCCGTTTTTAAGGGATAGGAAAGAGGGAGTTGACGTGGAATCATACATTTTAAAAGCGGGATTAACCATAATCTCTCCTTTCGGTTCTCGGTGATATTGTGAGTGTCAATCACTTGCAAGGGGTTGTAAGACCCTAGAGGTTCTCCAGTCTTGCGACTGGAGG